TTTATACTCCCCCCCAGTTTGGTCTTAATCGCTTAGGCACCTTCTCTACATTGTCATCACACTTAGCATTCTCTATATTGCTCAACTTAAAAACACCACTATAAATGCAAAAGAACCCGCTACTAAGAACGGGTTCTCACACGGATACTTCTGACGGTGAGGGCTTACCAGGTTGACTTTACAACACCGTCAGTAATCTTATTTTACCACACTCTCACTTAAAATCTTCATCTTCAATGTTTGTCCACAAAACATCATTCTGACTATGGCACTCGTTATACCATAGGTCCATCGTCTTGCTGAACTTCATCTCTGCGTATACAGCACCAGCAAGTCCGCCCAGGACCATAGTTACAATGCAACCAATAATAAAACCCCAAAGTGCCCACATGACAGCTCCTTTCTTATCCTGCGTATCTTAAAACACCATTCCACGGAAAGCTATACCACCCGCTAACTGATATCTCGTTTCCTGTTTGGTCGCCAGTTCGTCCGCCAGTGATTCCACCGAACTCGTTGATATGTGCTCCCACATTCTGCTGTCCGCCAATATACATTTCGGTATGACTAGAGGTATTCAACAGAATATCACCGCGCTGCAATTGGCTTACATCATTGCCAACACCGCTCAACCATTCCCATCCTGCGCCAGTGAACTGTTGAATCATCGTTTGGGTACTACCGTATGGTGAGCTTCCATATACATTGAATCCAGCTTGTTTTGCGCAATAGAGCAGAAGTGAGCTACAGTCATAATCTGGTCCCCATCGATTGCCCTGGTCATATCCATGGGAATCGTCGTTTGCTATATCAACAGCCAGTTGTACCATTCCTTCAACATCCTGGCTAGGTGCTGAGCTTCCTCCACCACTGTTCAGATTCGAGCTTGACAGCTTATTGAAGATATGAGTTTTACACCAACTTGAACGGGTTCGGTTTCGGATTTGCTGCGTGTCCTCCCATGTCCCTTTAGGTAGGAACCTATAGAAATCAACGTCGTTGAAATAAATCCATCCATCTGTCCCAATCATGCCGATATAGGAACATGTGCTTCCATCAACTTTAGTTGCTTCAATCTTAACAGTTGTCATCGCGTCCACCTCATAATGTCTCGAACCCAACCTTTGATTTTTTGGTTCTCGAATCGCATATTGCCACATTCATAAGCAGCTTTGAATAAGCGGATACCTGCTCCTTGGAACTGTCCTGAGAGAATGAGCCTGTTCGGTTGATGGTCTTGCGTCGTTGCCGAATACTGTATGTCACAGTTGGGGTCATAGTTCGGGGAGCAATAGAACGTGTTGTACTTAGGGTCGAACCACACCCCGATAGGCTTCTCATGGAACCACAGCACGAATTTCATTTTCGCGTTCTTAGGCTTCTTCGCAATAAATGTGTCATCATCCAAGAGAGTTTTATTTTGAATAGCGTAATCGCGATAGCGGCTATCCCCGACAACATGCGAATAGAATCGACTTTGCATTTTCGATGCCGCGACTTCTGGCGATACAACATTTTGAATGAGCACATCCTTGTTGCGAAAGACCTTGATTTTGCCTGGTTCGGGCAATGTCAATCCGAAATGGTCAAAATACGGACAGTTAGCTGTCAAGGCATTTGCTATAAACCATACTCGAACGTCTCTCTCTCTGGCAATAGTCTCGTAATATTCGAAGAACTTTATCACCTCGTCGAATAGGTAATGCGGTGCGCCTATACCTCGTTCATCAATAATGAACTCGTCGAAAAGAATATCGGTAACACCTGGAAATGGCGTTGACTTCAATTTCATCGCTGTTGTTAGCGCATGGGCATAACCAGCTGTCTCTTTATCAATTAACAGCTTGTTCGATTCAGCCTTGAACTCCCTGTTGCTCATGAATGGCGAGATATCGTCCCAAAATTGGCCGTCGCGTTTCGTAGTCAGTTCTTTAAGCTCCTCCTTGGTTCGGCGCAAATAGGTGAATTGGCTTCCATTTTTGATGAATTGCTTTGCGAAGTCATACTTAGCACCGAACGATTTGCCTGTTCCTCGACCGCCGCAGATGAAATTGAACAGGCAGTTATATGATTTAGGGACGTTTATGTCCCAGTATTTTTGAAAGTTAGGTTTCATGTGTCCTCCTGAATATGAAATAGCCCGCCCGCGCCATGTGAGGATGTAAGTCAAAACATAGCGTTGCAGGACGGGCTACCGTTACCAGGATTGTTGAAGGCGTGCGGCTCATGGTGCTACCCAGAAAACCACTCCGCACCTTATCAGGGTGAGCATCGGATAATGGTACTTGCACGGTAACTTCAAGTCCCGATGGGACTATTATCCCCTATTTCTTAGTGTTAGTAAATAGCTTCACAATCTCTTCATTTTCCAATTCGGGATTGATTTTAACGATGTTCTCCAAAATACTAACCACTTCCATTGCAAAGATAAGTACGCAAGCTGGAATGACAAGGGGAACGTTGAATCCTAAATCAGGTACGTGCATGACGAATATCTCGATGCACCATGCCAATACAATGCACATGACGAGAGAGCATTTATGGAAAAGCCCCTCTCGCATCTTCGTTGAAGATACTTCTCGGTTTTTTACCGCAGCCGTGAAGCCGCTGATTACATCGAACAGCATCAAGCATACGCAAGCGATAATCGCCCATGCCATAGCGTTCGTTATGCCCAATAACGGGAAGCTCAAGTCCATCTCATTTCCTTTCAATCGTGATTTTGTATTCGTCATTCTCTAGTGTGGATACAAAAGAATCTGTGCCAGCGTCATCGCCCCCACTATCAGTTTTACTATTGTCTCCCAGCGCATAAGCCCTCCATTGGTCAACATCGCCATAGAACAGCGAGCAGTCCAAATTCTTATCGTACCCGCTGACTCGACCGTCCGAGCAGAATTGCCACGCTACGACATTTCCGTCAGCGTTAGGGCATTCCCAGGATTGCGCTTGAGCGAACGTGGGATGCGATACCTCAGGATACGACGCAACCCATCTGGCGCAATTGGAATTCACCCCGCCTTGGTTGAATCGCCACGGATTCGCGTAAATCCAAGGCCACACGTTCGTTATAAGATGAACGCGCTCCACGAACTCATTCACCCATTCGACGGGTTGCTCGAATACAATGTTTCCGCTTGAATCACGCACGCCCTCCCAATCGAGTACGGGAATGCCGTTTTGGAAATAATTCCAGCAATTATCGATGAAAAAGTCCGCTTCCTCGGTTGCGTCTCCATCTTCCGCGAAATGGTAGAACCCCCATGGCTTTTCGACAACTTTGCATTGCTGAACCCACCCATCGCAGAACTGGTCGACGAACCACGTTCCCTGGGTTGCCTTGCACACGACGGCATCCACGTTCGGGAGAAGGGAGGGGAGAAGGTCATGTCCCCAACTCCCCTGGTTGTTTGATATGTCTATGAACCTAACCATTACTCGATAACCATTACTCCAAATGAACGGTCTGAAGCACTAGGCTGAATTGCTTTAAGGTTAGTCAAGGAATTTTGGTTGCGGAGACAAAGAACCCCTCCGTACATATCTACCAACCTTTTTCCGCCTGGCGTGATATCGCTCGTAATCTCTGTATAGAGCGTGAGCGGTGCGCCAACTGCTCGGAACAATGCCGCCTGTTTCGCATTCGCGAGATTGTGGTATGCAGCGGACGCTTCATAGAATGTTGCACCACCGCGTACCTCGAATCCACCTACCGTTTTTCCATTTAAATTCACTTCTGCATAATGCGAAAGGAAGATAATATAAGGCGTTGAAGCTTGCAAGCTAAGTCGGTACAGTGGGGTTGAATGGCCAAATTCTGTCATAACCGCAGAAATGTCCACCGTATTGCCAACGGTAACAGTGGTAGTCGGGTTTCCATCCTCGACCGTCGGGATTTCCGTCTTATTGTCGAAAATGATAGCGATAGAAGCATTCCAACCACCTGTCGGGTAGCCCTGGGACATTTGTCCTTGCAGCTCCACGCTCCATACGGTAGCCGTAGGATACGTCGAATAATTGCGAATCAATGGATTGTTGTGCATCCAGAGTTTGCCATTGTATAAAGTCACCTGCTCGATTTCCTCGCGCCAAATACAGTTGAGAGTGTCGGCAATCGGTACGGTCTTGATGTAATGCAATTCGCCGTCATACAGATTGAAGCAATTCGAGCGTGAAGAAATGAACACGTCATATTCTTTATTGTAGCTCATTGCCTGCTGCGCAGAGTTTGAATATGCGGTGTTGTTAGGCAACTCAACGCTTCCGATAAGCGTCTTTTTGGTGCAAGTCTTGTTGACGTAATAGAACTTCGTCAAGTATTCGGTAGCCCAATAATAATGGTCATCATCGTCCTTGTAGTGCCCGAATCCCCAACATGCTTCATCCATGCCGAATTGGCTGCTGTCAATGGTTCTGGCAAGGGAAAGATTTCCTCCATTTACTTTCAAGAAGTAAATCAAATTGCCCCTCGACGTTTTGGAAGAGCCAGAACAAATAAGCTCACCGTTGTAATAGCTCATATTGTTGCCGTGGAATGTAGGGTCTCCGAGGTCAATGTGCGTAACAGTGTCACCAGTTTCGACGTTGAACAGTGCCACGCGGGATTTGGTCTCGCTATGGTAATAAACGGCGTAATATTTGTCGCCTACGGGGCAACCGCCTTGCCAGTCATCATCAGATGCAATATGGGCACGGAATTTTCCATCTGCGTTTGAAACCCTGTCGCAGATAAGATTTCGCTTATCCGAAGCTTTCATTCCGTCAACGGTCGAACTCAATGTGGAAACGTTCTTATTAAGCGTGCCGACTGTTTCATTGGTTTGGTCAACTCGACCGTTCAGCTCGCTAATTGCAGTATCGGTTTGCTGCTGCTTAGCCGTCAGCGTCTTAATGGATTCGGTTTGTCCCTGCTGCGTTTTTTCGATGTCCGCGATTTTCTTGGTGTATTCCTTGACCTCCTGACGGTACTGCTCGACCTGCGCGTTGTAGTTGCCAGTCTGCGCCCAGAATTCCTCATTGGTGATGTCGATACCAACAGGAACATATTGCATCGAGGTGAATGAATTGCCCTGGTGAAGAACAATGGTCAACGGCTCATATTGGCGGTCGTTCGTCCATTGCGCTGGGTTTGCGAACAGCGGGACGTATCGCGCTCCGACGTACTGGGTAACGCCCTTGGCGATTCCCTGCGCGGCATCTTGCAGCGAGGTGGCGTTCTTCAGTTCCTGGGCGACGATACCTTTGATTAGCTCCATCGTCTGATTGTCAATAGCCATGTTTATCTCCTATCCCTTGTATTTGCAGATGCACCAGAAGTACATATCCGAATTCGGCTCGATTGATTTCGCGCAGCTGATGCCGACTGCATCGACCTGCAAAGTGTTGGTTCCAGTCGTTGACATGGCCGACGAGACTCCGCCAACCCATGCAGGTGTTCTCGCGATTCGGGTTGCAGCCGACACCGTGGTATTCGCGTCCGTCTGAACGCGAACACCGAACGCGATAAGGCCGCCGATGCGCGTGGTGTCGCGAATCGAAAGCGTGACCCCTGGCAGGATATCTGTGAATACGCCGCTATTTGGCTGGGTTACGGTCTCGTCCTTTGAAGGTGCATAAGAGTAAACGCCATCGGAAGTCACTGCCCATTCGTCTGTAACGTCGTTGTCCACGTCGTGCTTCAGTTTTACGCCGCCGAAAGTGATATCGTCTGCTTTGAGCACGTTGATAGTTGCTTCCTTGGCATCGTATTCAAGCCCCTTGCCAACGATAGCCTTAAGGCGGGAATCAATCGTGTCGGACATGACGGAAGCGTCATAGCCCGTATTGTTGATGACCCCCTGGCCGTTGACCTCGCATCGAAGAATCAATCGCCCATATTCCTCGGTTCCGTAAATCGCGCCAGTGTCGAATTGCACATCCTCCCATGTGGAAGGTTTGTAGGCGCAGAAATATCCGTCTGAAGTCAACCCGAAGAATACCCCTGTCAACATCATGTCTTTTACGATTGACGGCGCGTTCTCGTCAATCCAAGCCCTAAGCAACGCTTCGTAGTATTCTTCGAAACCGCCATCGACGAATTCATCGAACTGCTCTTTCAGCGAATAATAGAGCCGTTTCAGCTCTTCGGCGTTTGCGTCGGTCTCGCCCAGATGCTTGATTACCTCTTCGAGGACGCTCAACACCTTGGCAATCTGCTCGTAATATGACAATGATTCGTCATATACGGACGGAATCAGCCCAGCGCACCAGTTGTATAGCCAATCGATTGACTTGGCGCAAGGTTCGTCTGCCATGCCCTCTCCTTTCTCTAGTACCAATTTCCCGATAAGTTTACCACGATGCCGTGGGTTTTAATCGATGAATTAGGGTCGCTGACCAAAGTGCCGTCATCCATGACATGCAGCATCGTCACCCTAGATGCAGACCCTTCAACAGCGACCACGGGAACTATCAGCTCCGCGCCAGGGCGGTATCCTTCTGGCAACACCCCGAGAACGCCGTCAACGCCCACCTCGTAATCGCCGAGGAATTGAAGCTCGTTCGTCATGGACAGCATTATTCCAGTATTGGTGGAGGTCGCGCCAGAATTCAACGCGACCTCTCCCTTGCCCTGGAAAATCTTGAAGAAATTAGGATTTCCCAAATCTGGCATGTCTAGCTCCAAACCTGCATGAACAGCCCCTGCACCTGCACGTTATTGATTACCTGCATGTCGAGGTTGAGAATCTTCTCGCTCAAATCCATGAACGCTTGATAATATCGCGGGTCTGTCACGAACTCGTCCGTAGTGTCCTTGTTCGTCTCGTCCCGCTTGATGGTTCCGTCGCTTTTGGATTTGGTGCCAACCGTGGTATCGTCCGCCGTGTCATCGATTGTGAGGTTGGTAAGGTAGTCCCCAGCATCGACCTTCGACACAAACAATTCATCCTGGGGAGTGTCCGAGAACTTGGTGGTAGACTTTCCCGTCGATGAAGTCGAGGTGTCCGCGCTTCCGTTGCCGCTGGAACTCTCGTCGAAATCGCGAAGCATGTCGACAACCTTGTGACGCTTGATACCCAAAAGGTGCTCCACGTTCAAAAGCTCCGTCTCATACATCTTGTTGTAGTACGGCATAATCTCGTTGAACGTGTTCGAGCACCAAAGGCAGAAGTGGCCCACAGTCTCGCACCCGATTTCGCGCATCCAATAATGGCGGATGAACTTATCGTTGAGCTGTCTCCTCTTGGATTCGTCGTAAATCGGGTACTCGTCCAATCCCAACCGAGCATATGCTGGGGAGAAATCCTGCTTCCATTCAGGCATGGCGGGGTTATATGACCCTGCATCCTTGACCCACTGGGTAACGAAAGTCCTCAACTGAATAGTGTCTTGAGCCATCTACACCAGCTCCCATCCGACGGGCGAGGTCATGTTGTCGTAAGAGAATTCCTCGATGAAATCCCCTCCATAATCAATGACCAGCTTGTAATCGATTTCGCTGATATAAACCCTCGGCTTCAAATCGGTTACCGAATCCTCGTCCCAAAGAGTATGGGTTACCTTTTTTCCAGATTCGATGGCCGCAATGGCTTCGTCCTTGGTCATTTCGCACACCACCTTGAATCCGACACATACAATTTGTCATGCCAATTTAAAAAGACGGTTTCACGGTTCTCAAATTGGTCCTTAGGATAGTCAACGAAGCATTTATAAAAGAACCCTTCTTCTGGGAACCTGAAAACAACGAAATCTCTCGTGCCCAATGTATCGCGCTCGATACATTCTCCAAACATAGTAGTCATATGACTATTGAAGTAATAGCGCTTTCCTACCTCGAACTTAATCATTCCGCTACCTTCCAATCGTCAGCTTCCATAAGCTCCTCGTTCGTCGGCATGTACGGCATGAGCGGCTCGCCCTTCTTATAGAAAGTGAGCACGCCATCCTCGATGCCGATAGCGTCATTCCTCCAAGTTTTGCGACGCATTCTCAAGCGGCGGTTCGCCTTCATCTGCGCCAGCATCTGTTGAAACTCCATAGTCCACCTCCCTGAACTCCACCTCAATGTCCAAACCCCATTTAGCGTTCGCGCTTTCTACTGCCATCTTACGCGATGCCAGGCAGATTTCGCGCTGAACCATCGTTTCTCCAAGATTCGACATTATTTCGCTCGTGATTTGGCGTTCCTTCTTATCGTCGTTCGTGTTCTCGATGCCGATGAAGGTCAGCCATTCGTTCCAATACTTGTTCTGGGTCAGCATGACCTCGTTGGCTATATACGGCGTAGTGAAATCCACCGTGTCCATGAACCCGATGTCCGTGGAATCGGCTGCGGCAGTCCAGATTCGCCCGCTGAACATCTGCCGAATGAGCTTGAATCCGCTCAATTTCTGCTTCTCGGGGAACTTGAACACCTTGGCAACCTGTTGCTGCTTGACGTTCGTGTCGATTGTCATCTGATACATGGTCATTCGCTCTGCGAACATCTCGACATATGACAGAAGGGGAATCCTTAGCCTGTTGTCGAGAATCACGACCGAATTCGTCTCGTCGAGCGCGTAGTTCTTGCCCTCGACGGGATTGTAGGCCATCGGCTCGGTCGGCATGAAGTAGATGTCCATCTTGTCATTCTTGGAATTGACGGGCATGACGGCGAAGCCCTCTGGCGCACGCGCCTGCACGTCATCCTTCAGCGCATCGTCCTTGAAGAGAACCGCGCTGCCGCTCGTCGCGAGAAGGTATTCCAGGTATAACGGGTCGATTCCCTCTGGAAGGTTCTTCCACTCGTATCGCGTCACGAGCTGCATCAGCATTTTCTGCATGAAGTAGTTCTTCGTGATGGAGAACATGGCCGCTGGGTCGATTTCCTCGTATGCGAACGGGTCGCCGTCCTGCGACTTCTTGCGCTCCATCGTGCGCCAATGCGAAGCCATGTTCGCGCAAAGCGGTGCGTACCCAGTGCTGAAGAACCAGCTTCCAACTCCTATGTTCCCATTGGGGATTGCTCCCATGATTCCTCCTTAGAGAGAGTTGTCCAATCCGAAATTGCCGACATCGTCGACATGCCAATACCATATTCCCTCGTCGTGCATTCGGTTGATGGCATCCATGGCGTACTCTGGCACCTTGCCGTTGAAGTCGGCATGGCGGGTCTGCACGTAGTTCCAACACGGTCGGCCAGTTCGAGCGGGAACCTTGACCTGCTCGATGCAGTAGCCGTAGACGCTGAAGCGGTCATCGATGGCCTTGGCGATATCGGCCTTGCATTGCTTCTGGTAAACGTAGGGAAGCCCGATGCGCATTCCCTGCTTCAGGTTGCTCGTTGAGCCGCCTTTGAGCTGATTCGGCTTCAGGGCGGCTTCCGTCAACCCACCCGTCATCTGCGTAGCAGCCGAAGCCACCGTGCCCGCGCTGATTGCCTTGCTGATTTGCCCTGCCATGCCAGCGATTCGCATCTGGGGAATCATCATGGCGATTGTTCCAGCGGTATTCGCCAGCGACCCGATGAAGCTCGATGTCATGTACTGCGAGAAAGCGTCCACATTCCAGTTAATCTGCGGCCACCCGCTCGTCACGATGGCGTATTCGTAGTTAGGCGAAACGCCGTTGTACTTGTTAGGCGATGCCATCATGCCCGAGTTCTGCTCGCACACCATGTACCACCCGAACGATACCTCCTTGCTCCCGCTCGACCCGTTCACGGACTGGAAACGCTCTGGCATCAATTCCAGCTCGCTGTTCGTGTCGCTCAAGCAGACCACGTTGTAGGGGAACGTGAACAGCTTGTTGTTCTTCGGAACGTACCCATCGATGTCTGAGCAGTTGACGGAGTATTTCTTCTCGGCGGCATAAGCTACCTCGCCGCTGTTAATCCACACGCCATGGCCGTTGTCGCAGGGCGATGTGCCATATCCCTTGTCAATCATTCCTTTCGGCACCATGAACGCGCCGACAATCGCGTCGGCGGCACCAAGCTCCGTCATTTCCTTCGTGAACCATTGGAAGTCCGCCGTGTTCGGGAACGCCAATAGGGACGCGCCCGAATACACTCCGTTATACCTGTCTCCGCCGACTGATATCGCCAACTCTACTGCCCCTCCCGCGATATCCGTCTTGGGGTACATGGTTGTCATGACTACGGCATACATATTTGAAAGCGAGATTCCATCGGGGGGATTCTGGTCGCGATTTGTCTGAATGTAGTTACCGACATCCAATCCCTCGCTCATGGTGTGCTCGCCGATGCCGTCAGACGTGACGATTTCGCGCTCGACGAATGCGGCTTCCCATCCGAAATCGAAAAGCCACGTCTCAAGGTAATCGGTCTCCAACGACAGCGTTGTCGTTTCTTTGGCCTTGTACTGCATCGACGAGATAAAAGCGTAGTACCATTTGCTTCCATAGTCGGCGTTCTGGTATGCGACGTAGTTGCAACCCGTAAGCTGCTCGAAGTTCAGAGGAACGTCCATCGTCATGTTCTCGCGCTGATAGGTGAAGTCATCAGCAGCGAACGTAGTGAGATGCGAAGCCATCCACGATTGCTGCTCCGACGCGCTGCCGAAATAGCGGCGATGGTTAACGTCGGCGCACCAGGGAACCCACCCTATGCGGACTTTGGTATTCGCCATCAAACCCTCCTTCTATAAGAAAAGCCCGCCCAATTCAGGACGGGCTTTCGGATTCACGCTATTAGGCAACGGTAATGGTCGCGGTCGCTTTCTTGGACGAATCCTGAAGCGAGGTAGCGGTAACCTTGATTGCCGTTGCGGACGGCTCGTCGGACGCCACATGAAGACGGTTGCCCGTGAGAACGGTGCCGCTCTTGGTCGCTCCCGTCATAGTCCATTGCACGTTTCGGGAGTAGATGCCCGAGCCAGCGACGGTGGCCGTGAGAGTGATATCCTGCCCAGCCGAAACGGTGGCTGCGGTCGGGGAGACCGTAACGCCAGTGACCGTGGATGCAGCCGACGTGAACGCGATGGCCTGCTCGAACGGGCTGATGGAGAAAATCATCCAGTTGTGGAGCAGCTCATTGGTATATGCGCCCTGCGCGTTGTAGACATTGTCAGTCCAACGGTCGTAGGTGTAAATCTGGAAGAACTTCGGTCCGAATACGATGATGGGCGTTGCATCGATAATCTGCTTCTCGGCGGAAGTGAGCTGCGCGAAGCTGTCATCGTTCTCGAAAATCAGCGCGAGACGCTGCTCGTCGAGGTTAGAGAAAGAATCGATTTCGGTCACGTTGCCCACGAACTGCGCATAGGGGAGGTTGAACGCCTGCGCCCAGGTCTCGACGGAGATATCGGCGTTGGCTTTCGCGTTGATAAGAACCTGCTGCTCGGATTTGTCCACGACGTTCATAACGCCAGCGGCATTGAACTTGCGCGACGGGTTGTCGAGATATGTGGAATATTCCTTCACCATCTTGAGCGCGCCGTCTGCGGCTTCCTTGGAGCCGTCCTGCGCAGGGATTGCCACCTGCGCCATATGGCCGCCGACGATGTATTTGGCTGTCATGTACTTCCAAGTCTGATACACGTCGTACTCCAAGGCTACCCACATCTGCGCGAGGATGTTGGCAATGAGGTCGTTGACCTTGGACCAGGCATAGAAAGCCTGACGAACGGAACGACGCTCAACGGTAACCTTGTAGAACTTTTGGAAGTCGAGCATGTGGTATGCGGCCATAAGGTTGGGAAGCTCTCGCTTGAAAAGCTCCTCTTCCGCCGTTGACGGGTTATAAGAGTGCGGGTCGCAAATGTCCACGAAGATTTCCTGAACGGTCGAGCCTGCGCCCTCGTATTGGCCCTGATAGAACTTCGACCACTTGTTCATCCACATCATGCGGTCAATCGCGACCATGCCGATTTGGTTAATGAGAGCGGGAACGAATGTATTCATAAACGGCTGATAGTTCGTGATGATTTGGCCGATTTTGATGATTGCTTCGTTGTCATCGTAAATGAGGACTTCATGTGAACCCTCTCCGACGGCATATGCTGCAACGTCATTGTCAACGAGAGCCTGCGCGAGTTCTGGCGTAGCATTCACCGCTTGGTTTACGATTCCCTTCGTGCCCTCGGTGCCGAGGGTCTTCATGACCTTCTTAACTGTTGCTTGTCCTGCCATGTTAGTTTCCTTTCTCGAACAGCGCGTCGATATCCTTCATCGTGGTAGGATACGACACTTTGGGCTTGTTGTCCACTGGTTCTTTAGCATCGGGCTGCTTGTTGCTCGCGAAGAAAGCATCGACGTACTTCTGCTTCTGCTCCTTCAGCGACGCTTCGGCATCGACGGCGCGCTGAATAGCATCGTCGCGCTGCTTCTCCATGTCGGCCAGCGATTCGGCGGACGTTGCTTCAAGCGTCTCCTTCTCGTCGGCGATTCCAGCGACGCTCTCCCAGATTTCCTGGGTAACGTCCTCGAATTTGGTGTCTTTGTATGCCATCAGAACATCCTTTCCTTGATTGTGTGCTCTCCCTCGACAAGCAGAACGCCGCCGTTGACGGTCTTGCGCTTCAGCTTGCCTGGGTAGCTGCTTCCTACCTTGAAGTTGTCGAACGTAACGTATTTGTGGCATGAATCGGGCATTCCCGCCACATGGATTGACGGCTTCCTGTTGTCCACCGCCCAATCAAGCTCCTGGCACATGTAGCACTTCGCCCCGAGGTATTTCTGCTCCTCGTAGACGCTCTCGAACTTCCACGCCCCGAGCTTCAGCGGGTCTATCTCCATGCCGACTGGCTTGGAGAATCCGACCAGCTTGCACGAATCCGTGTCACAGTACGCGAAACGGTCGTAGTTCGCCTGGCAGGCGTTGATGGTCTTGTATCGCGCCCATGCCGTGATGAAGCATCCGACTGGCAGATACACGCTCTCCTTCGTCTCCTCTGGGAGGAGCACGTATTTGACCTTTCCCTTCTCGTCGAGCACGGGCTGCTTGGAAGCCGCCACGGTTTTCGTGGCGAACTTGCCGTAAAGGGAATTCAACATCAGCTTGGCTATTGTAGCCATGCCCTCGTTTCCTTCAGCCCTCGACTTCATCTTGACTTCGTTCCAATACTCGACGTACTTCTTGAACAGCGTCCTGGAAGCCCTGAACTTCCATCCGTCCAACGGCTCGTAGAAATCGATTTCGTATTGCTGGAACATCAGCTCCAAATCGACGCTCGTCAACGTCAATTCCACGATGCCTTTGGAATCCTTTGCATACTCGCGCGGATTGTGTAGCGGCGATTTGTGGATTTGAATTGTCGGAATGTGGTCTGGCTTGACCCTGAACGAAACCCTAATCCTCTGTATGAACAGCGGATAAAGCTCGTCAGTCTCGTATTCGCCGTCGTAATGGATTGGCTCGCCGAACGGCAGCAATTGCCCATCGGTTGCCGCCATCACGGACGGGTACAGCGAATTGACGTCGAACCCTATTCCATGGCCTATGCAGCGACCCTTATACTTGTCAGACGCATAAGTGAATCCACCTCGGTACGCTTGGCGAAGCTCCGCATCGCAATCGATGATTGGGAACACCTTGCGAAAACGCTTCTTGCCGCCCATCATATCGATATAGGTGTGGAGCGCGTTAGAACCAGCCGTCATCTTCGTCAAGCCCTGCTCCAACATAACGTCCATCGCCATCGCGTCGATTCTCACGTCATGGTCGATGTAGTCCCACTCCTCGGGGGTCGGCTCATATCCGACCTCGCGATGCCTCTTGTAATCGATTTCCCCCTTGGCAATCGGCAACCCGAACGCTTCAGGGATTTTCTCTATCCTCAGTGGAATGACCTTAAGGCTATCGAGGATTTCGACGGGCTTCCCACCATAATAGAGCTTCAGGCAATACCAGACGTTCATGTCCGAAATCAGCGAAGTGAAAACGCCTGGAACGAAATCCTGGTTGTCTTGCCGCCATTCCCATCCATTCTTCAGCAACCAATCCACGATGTAGCCGCCGTCGTATTGGAGATTGTGGAAATACACCGTCTCCCCTTGACGATGCTTCAGCCATTGCATGAAGGATTCGATATCCAACCCTCTATAGATATTATCGGTGTTCCCGATTTCCGACGCGCACCAAGACCAAACGCGCACCTTCTCCTCGTCCCGCTCCTCTATAGTCTCAAAGTCAGCGCACCACCTAGACACATGGCTAACCTCCTAATTGGGTCTTGTATTTGTCTCGGACATTCTTCCAATAATCCCTGATTCGCCTTGTCCTGATATCATCATCCGTGGGGTCGTAGACGAAATAAAGCGTCGCATCGATGTCCGCCGCCGCAGTGTCTTTGTAGACCTCCTCGAGCGGTATCGCCGCCTTTCGCATATCGGCTATCAACGTCTCGATTTCTTCAACCAAATCGCTTCCCGTGCCCATCGGGTCGAACACGGTATTAAGTGCCTTGACGTAGGAATCGAAGTAACGGTTCGCTGTAACGCTCGCGTCTATCCTATATTTGTTCACGCGATTCAACACGGTAAACGGACGGCCTTTCTTGCCTGGAACATCCCCCGACGGAACCCAGTCTATCTTCGCGCCGATGGGCAGGGCGTTTGACATTCCCTCCAATGCCATCCTGTCCTTCGGCGTTTTGCCCCTCCAATACTCGAAGCCCTTGCGATGCGCCGTCGCAGGCACCTTGACCTTCTCGACCTCGATGCCCAGCTTCTTCAGCATGGCAACGCGAGATTGGTTGTATGCCCTTTTCATGATTGAAGTTTCATTGAACTCGTATTTGGTTATCAAAGTTCCGCTCGGAAGCTCATGCACCTCGCCAGCCTTTGGAGACTTGATGCGCTTGAGCCTATTGACCTCTCGGATGTAATCTCGTTTGTTATGTATGCGGGATTTGATGTCATCATAATCCACCGAAGGTGGAAGATGCACCTGCATAGGAAGCTTGGCTTCCATCTTGACAACCTCTCGATTGTATGAGCGAACCAGGTTCTTCAGGGTCTGCGATTCGGAACGGCCAACCCTGAACTTAGCACCCATCGAGAACCGCCTTCAGCTCGACTGTTGGCAGATTGTGGCGCTCCCAAGTCCCATCATCGCGAAGAACCTCGATGCAGTATCCTCGCGTCTCGCACATCTCGTACCATTGGATAGCCGCCATAAGTCGGAAATCGACCAGACACTTGAAACGTCGTGACAGTGAATCATTGAGCCATGCTATGCGTTGCGGTAGACCCTTCGAGAATTTGTCTCTATGCATGGCTGAAGAGAACTTGAAACGCATATTGCCGAACATGTATTCATACGGCGAATCCCTCAACGAGCTATATACTGGTGAACGCGCCATAATCCCTCCTTAGAGACTGATTACCAACATATTGTCTCTTATTTCCAATGCTTGAATTGGCATCAGTGCCATGTGAAGGGGCGTCATCATGAGACGCCCCGAGAACACTTCTTCATCGTTGACCACCTCGACCGCCTGATACCTTGAGACGTAATCGAGCAGTCCGACGATATCCAACCTATCGGCGATAGTTCCGCTTGCCACGGGAATCACCGCTATCGCCACGCGGAGGAAGCTCGACCTCCTTGCCGATGATTTCGACCTTGGAGCGACGCTCGCCGTCCTTGTTCTCCCAAGAAGAATAGCGAAGCTTGCCATGGATGGTGAGCTTCATGCCCTTCTTGATGATATCGGCCAGGGCATCCGCCTGAAGCCCGAACATCGTCACGTCGAAGAAGTTGGTGTAATCCTCATTCTTTGCGTAATCGTTGACGGCGATACCGAAATTCATGATGGACACGCCGCCATCGGTCTCACGGAATTCAGGGTCGCGAGTGACATTGCCAGCTACAATAACCTCATTGATGTTGCTCATTGCTTACTCCTCGATTTCGTTGGATTCTGCGACAACCTCTTCCGCTGTTGCCAACGATTCGAACTGCTCCCAGGGCATCGAGTACATGGTCTTGCCGATAATTTCGGCTTCCATGGTCGCGCCAGGCTTGACATGAACGCCAGCCGCTTTGAGAGCGGTTCGCATGTCCTTCTTCGTGCAAGACGTTCCTTTGTGAACGCCAAGGCCAGTGACCTGGCAGCTATAACCTTCCTCGGTCTTGACCATCTCGATAAGAGATACTTGATAGGTGTTGACGGTGCGGGTAATCTTGTCAGCCATTGTTAATTCCTTTCTCGTAGGTTACCCAGTGCTTATACAATACGACTATTCGTCGTCATTGACCATAATAATTGAGTTTTCTTCAATGATTTTCATCATTTCTTCACACTCCATCATTTCACGGATAAGGTCGTAATCTAATAAGCCTGCCTTTCCTTTACCAGTCGTAGCGATTTTGGCTCTCAACTCCAACAGCATATCATATAATGCCGTTGTTTCGACCATACCATAAAATGAAATCATGTTGAAGTAGTCCATGAAATCATCGGCATAGTCAGTGCCAAGATATTTCTCGAACAAATAAAGCCCTGCTTTATAGAATTCATAAGGGTCATTCATGTGCTCCTATTCCTCGATTCCTAACCTAGCTTCAGTATAGTTACCCTTAACTAAAACTGTTATTCTTATGCACTTTGAATAACCAGCTCTCCCACATCGTTTTACCATAAAAGGCGTTATTGGCAATTCTCCTTGTATCCAGCTAAATTCTGTCAATCTTCTTAAATTGTCAGCAATGAAACCATATGTGTTCTCAACGTATTCTCGAGCTTCCTTTTCGGTATCAAACACATTCATTTTCCAATCCTTCCCGCCCATTTGAGCTTCCCGTGGTTGAGTTGATAACCGTAACGCCTGCCGTATTCATCCCAAATGAAAATCTTGGCGTGCTGGTCATTCTGAATAAGAACGTAATGCGCGAAATTCTTCATGTCCTCCTCGTCGTACAGTTCTTCATCGAATTCATCGATGCAATCGCCATCGTCGTAGAGCTTGAAATGGTACTGCATGGCTATTTCTCCTCTTCGCATCGAATCGTCTGCATTTTCAACAACTCGCTTCCGCCGAAAATGGAAATGATGAAAATATCCCATCCCGTATCAGAATGCGCGCATTCTTCTAACAGCGCATGTTGACATGTATAATCGACCATCGCATCATCGATATTGTTGAAATAACGTGTGTTTCGGTTTTGCTCCTCAACCATGCTATCGTCATTAAATGCAGACATCAAAACTTCCACAATAAACATAGGTCATCGTTCCTTTCTAAATTGACGGTCATCGTCCTATAGCTAACGGGTTTATGTTAGCTTCGGTAAACTTTGATAAAAGTTAAGCAAGGTTGTTAGCCCCGCTCAACTTTTACCTATTCGATTCTGCGCCTAACACATAGGCGATTAGAAGGGTAACCGCCCAAACAGCGGCGATACCCCATAGTGCATTACTTGCGATGAACACTTTTATACTCCTGTTCTGCTTTTTCGCGGGCTTTTTCAGATTCTCGTAAGATGCTGTATATCTGCAACTCACGTTGAACGATTAAGCAGCGTATCCACGCCGCCGCCGTGGCGATGAACGCCACGGCTAGAATGACTTCTTTAGGCATTATTCACCCCATTGACCCCGTTATAATATTCGGCTATTGCTGAATATTCAGTGAAAAAGGATATGTGCCCCTCTTCTTTCAAACGGTTGTAATAGTAACCGCGGTTACCATAGGGCACATAAAATGAAAGATAATAACGAATATCTTCCATCGTGTATTTACCCCGCTTATCTTTAGTTAGCGAATGCAAGGTTGCAACGCTATAGGGTTTATCTAATCCATCATAATGTGTGCAAACGATTCGTACCATGATAGCCTTATGCGAAATAAAGTTGGTTTTTGCATTTCGTGATAACGGCTATCATTATGCACCCGTTCAAGGGATTGACAAACTTAAAATTAACGGTAAACGTAAAAGTGTTGTGCGAACGAATTGCAAAATCAAACGCTTGGTATTTACGGTATTTGTTAAAAATCCATTTACAATACCGAAACGCCGCTTCTTTTCCGTCGCTATACTTTCCGTAAACGTCGGAAAGCGTTTCGCCCTCATTATTGAAACGCGGTGCATCTGCCGTAGGGTGACAGATAAAATCACGTTTCATTTCGTCAGTAAACAAATAATCATGCATTGTAGTTACCTCTTTCACGCTAGTTTGTTTTACCCGCTCATTAATGGCGTTGCTTAAATGCTCATTAATGATTAAATATGATGACTAACTAAATAATGGCGAACCTTCCGATAAGCTTCAACGGGACACGTTGAAGATTGCAACCACATAAGAAAGTTATTCGCACATTGACGAGGTGTACCACCAATTAAATGTGTATCTTGAGCTGCTGTTCCGTATTTGCCGCCGTCACCTTTAAGGATGATGAAATGGCAACCGTTCGTTGATTGTATCTCGAAATGCTTTCCATCGATTTTAGGAACGGTTTCATTGACATAATCAACGAAAGCACGCAAGCCGCAAATAGTGAAACGCCCCATTATTGCACCTCTCCATTATGGATGAAAGTCGATTCTAGTCGAATGCTTTCGCCATTAATGCGAACGATAAGCATAACGTGTATATTAGAACTTCCGGTATATGAGTGTGCTTCACCTGTCACACGCTCGCCGATAATGCTACAATTATAGGTTATCAGCGCAGTATCCAAATCATCGAAAAGCTTTTCTATAACTTCTTTTCGCTCGCATACTGCCCTATCATCGTAAAAGTTGCGAATGATTTTTACAGAGTATTTCATAGTAAACCCCTATCCACAACGCCATTAATGAGCAGGTATCTATTATCTAATCTATATTCTATTTTCAAGGTTCTTTCTGTCTTCCGCTTTCTCCTTTCTCTTTCCCTTTCGATGTCTGTATAATACACCCTACACGTTGCCATGTCAAATTTAGGCCTACCGTTCACCCGTCTAAAAGGTACCGTTTACCGACAAAATACAGAAGTGGGAAAACCGCTCACGACCAAACTGGGGGGGAGTAT